GGCTCGGCCATCTGCTGAACGCGGGGCAGGTGGATAAATGGGAGCTGTATCGGATCGGTCAGTATTGCGATCAGCCAGTCCCCGACGGAAAGGGCGGCACCGAGCCGCGTTTCACCTGCAATCTGTATCTTTCGGTTCGTGCTGATGCGCTGCGCGTGCTCCAGGATCTGGCGACAGCGTTCCGTGGGATGGCGTACTGGGCTGCCGGTTCCGTCATGGCCGTGGCCGATATACCAGAGGATCCTGTTTATACCTACTCGAATGCCAACGTCATCAACGGGAAATTCAACTACACCGGATCCGCCAAGAAGACGCGCTACACCGTTGCCCTGGTGAGCTGGAACGATCCTTCGGATTTTTATCGGCAGAAGGTTGAGTACGTAGACGACCAGCCCGGAATCGCTCGCTACGGCATCCAGCAAACCGAAATCACAGCTACCGGTTGCACGTCTCAGGCTCAGGCGCAGCGCGTTGGTAAATGGGCATTGCTTACTAACCGCCTGGAGACAGAGAGCGTCAGCTTTTCCGTTGGCTTGGATGGCACCTTGGCGCGGCCTGGTCAGATCATCCGCATCGCGGATAATGATAGGGCTGGGCGCCGAATCGGTGGCCGGCTGCGTTCTTCAACGCTCGACACTCTCGTGCTCGACGCGGATGTAACCGCCTTTCCGGGCGACACCATCACCCTGATTATGCCCAACGGTAAGGCTGTGTCTCGAGCCATCAAGTCTGTGGGTTATCCGCTGACTTGGGACAGCTCCGGCATCACGTGGGACAACGGCAACTTCACTTTTGATACCACGGGTTTTCCGGCTGAGGTACAACAAGTTGTGCTGTCGGAAAGCCTCGAGGCGTTGCCACCGCTTCACTCCATGTGGGCAATCGACTCACCTGCCTTGGCGGTGCAACAGTTTCGGGTGATGTCCGTAGCGGAAGATTTTTCGGACACGGAAATCAAGTTCACCATCAATGCTGTACGGCACAACTCGAGCAAATACGGTGCAATCGACAACGGCAGCCGTATCGAGCGTCCCCCAATCAGCGTTGTTCCCCCGAGCGTTCAGAAGCCACCAACGAACGTGACACTCAGTAACGACCATTTCGTCGATCAGGGTAGCGCGATCAGCGTCATGACAATTACTTGGGAGAGGCCAGAAGCGGCAATCGCTTACGAGGTGTATTGGCGCAAGGATGAAGGTGATTGGATCTTTGCAGGCCGTACCGGGACGACATCAATTGACGTCAGTGGGATCTATGCCGGCAGGTACACGGCGAAGGTGCGAGCGATCAACTCGCTCGATATCGGCTCTGTTTTCGCAACCTCTGCGGAGACGGTGCTGAACGGAAAAACTACGCCTCCACCTGAAGTCTCCTCGTTCATTGCCGAGTCGATCGTGTTCGGTATCAAACTGAAGTGGGAGATTCCTCAGGGCGTAAGCACTGCGGATCTGCAACGGACGGAGATCTGGTATAGCGAAACCAACCAGATCGTAGATGCCACCAAATTCGGTGACTACACCTACCCACAAACTGACTTGACCATCATGGGACTCGCTCCCGGAAAAACCTATTTCTTCTGGGCACGCCTGGTTGATCGGATCGGAAATATGGGCGCTTTCTTCGGCCCGGTCTTTGGACAGTCGTCGGCTGACGCAGGGCCAATCCTGGACTACCTGAACGATAAGATCACGGAAACCCAGCTCAGCAAGCAGTTGCTCGAGAAAATCGATTCCGGCGGCGCCCAGATAGAGATCGACGCTCTCAAGAGCGAGCTTGCCGCGATGTACAGCATCAAGACCCAGCTTACTGTTGATGGGAAACCCTACCTTGCCGGGATCGGGGTTGGAGTAGAAAACGACGAAGGAATCATCACCAGCCAAGTCCTCATTGCAGCCAGCCGCTTCGCGATAGTCGATCCCAACGCTTCGGAGGTCTTCTATCCGTTCGTGGTGCAGAACAACACCGCTTACATCAAGGCGGCGTTTATTCAAGACGGATCGATCACCAATGCGAAGATCGGCGACACCATTCAATCAACCAACTATGTCCCTGGTGTTTCGGGTTGGAGGCTCAGCAAGACGGGGGGAATCGAGTTCAATGGATCCGTCGCGGGTGGTGGCAAGCTCACGATCAATAACCAAGTTGTTCAGGTCTTCGATCAGGCAGGGCAGCTTCGAGTGCGTCTGGGGATCTGGTGATGTCAGCAGGATTAGAGGTTTACAACGCTGACGGCTCGGTGTCCTTCACAACCGACACGATCACGGGGCGATACCTAGGCTCGTTTTTCACCGGAACGGTAAATGGTTCTGTTTTTGTGCCTGGGTTTGCAGGGGGAAGTCCATGGTTTTTCTCTGCAAAAGGAGTGGGTGGGGGCGATACCACGGTTGTTTGCGTGCCGTTCATCACCATCAACGGGACCACCATTTCGTGGAGCTTTTCCGACTTCAGGGGGCAGGGCACCACTGCGAATGCCCCTAGGGTCGGGTGCCAGGTTTTCTATGGAGTTAGGTAGATGCCAATCGGGCTTCAGGTATTCAGGGACACCAACACCCTTCAGATCGATTCAGATGTCCTGACGGTTTCGTTTTTGGGCAAATTCACTATCTCTGGTTGGACCCGTGGCTCGACCATTTATAGGGCTGCTTTAAGCCTGCCCAAGGCAACCAAGTTTGTCCTCTTCGGTGAGACGGCGGCTTCATCGTCCATTGCAGTTAGGAGCGTTGTTCTTACTGCCAGCAGCGCTGATTACGAGTTCTGGTCGAATACTGCCGGCAGCGTCGTGTGCTACTGCTTTGGCGATGCTCCTGTTGTCCCGTCGCGTTGTGGGTTGCAGCTTTTTGACTCGGCAGGAAACCTCACCTTCGACTCGAACAACAAAATCCTCAGGATTTCCGCAGTGTATGAAACCAGTTCGGACACGCAGTCGTTCTCACTGCCGGTCGCGATTGGCCGTACCTACGCCTGTGGGATCAGCAACTATGACACGCGATATCGCCAGAATCAGGTAGGACAAAATCTCGCGTTCATGGTGATGATTCGGTCGGTCAGGGTGTCAGGTGGAACTGTCACATCGGGGCTTCTAGCGAATCAAGGGCCGCCGACAACCAGCCCGCCTGCCAATTCACCGATTGGGCCAATGCCCGTGATTATGGTCGCAGACGTTACCGGCTTCTAACTCGTTCATTTCGCTCAACCCAATTCCAAGCCCGCCGAGAGCGGGATTTTTTTTGCCTGGAGAAATGTAAATGACCACAACAGAAAAGGATCGCGACATCCTCGCGCGCACGCTGTGGGCCGAAGCCCGCGGGGAGGGGCTGGCCGGCCAGGTTGCCGTGGGCTGCGTAATCCGCAACCGCGTGAATGATGGCAAGGATCGCTCATGGTGGGGCGAGGGCTATGCCGGGGTTTGCCTGAAACCGTACCAGTTCAGTTGCTGGAACAAGAACGACCCGAACTATCCGTATTTGAGTGGAGCCAAGCCAATCCCGCCGAAGCAGTTCGCCCAGGCACAGCGGGCGGCGGATCTGGTTATCTCCGGGGTCGAGCCTGACATGACGAAAGGTGCGACCCACTACTACGCGACCACCATGCCGAAGCCACCAACATGGGTACAAGGTGCAACTGAAACCTTCCGCCTGGGGAACCATGTCTTTTTCAAAGGTGTGCCATGAATCCTGCGACATTGAAGTCTCTGGTGGTCGGTGTTGCGGTTGCGCTAATCGTCGCCATCGGCGGGACCTGGAAAGTCCAGGACTGGAGGTATGGCAAGGAGCTGGCTGAGCAAACCAGTCTCCATCAGGCCGATCTTGATGCCCTCAGTCGCGCGGCTACAGATCAGATGCAAGCAGAGCAGCGGAGGCGCCTGGAGCTTGAGCAGCGTCTATCGGCCAGCGAACAAATCCACTACAAAGAACTGAGCGATGCACAAACAAATCAGGCTCGCCTACGTGATCGTCTTGCCACTTCTGATCTGCGGCTGTCAGTCCTCCTCCAGAATTCAGCCGATGGCGGCCCAGTGCTTGCCGGTACCGGTGCCGTCGGCGTGGTTCATGGAGGAGCAAGAGCCCAACTTGACCCAGCGCATGCTCAGCGAGTTATCG